GAAACTGCCAAAGCATCTTGTAAAATACTGGGTATAGCACCCTTTGTGAACTTTTTATCTCCGCCATCAGCAATCTTGATAGACTGCATGAGTGCTAAGTATATAGCACGATCTTGACACCACTTTTCTGTAGCATCTAACAACCAGTCATAATCCACCCATTCATCAGTTAAGGAATTTATTTCCTGTACTGAATCTTGGAATGCCTCGTCTGTAAGGTCTGCTCTATTTTGGATATTAATTGTGAGAACTTCTTTAGTAGGGATCTTATCATACTTCGCAGCGAAGTCAGCAATCTCTTCAAAGATAATTCTTTCATGGTAAGTTTCGTAATATTCTGCTTTTAGAAAAGGAACTACCTTCCTATAATATTCCTCATTATATATGAGGTTCCTTAGAATAGTCTGCTCAATGCGTTCACTCATCTAGTTTTAACCTCGCAAATGATTTCTCACTTAGTCTCTTTTGTATTAGTCTACCATAATCTTCATGTAGTTCGCAACCAATATAATGTCTATTTAATGATTTAGAAACAACTGCTGTTGTTCCTGATCCCATGAATGGATCTAGAACTATATCTCCCTCTTCACTCCCTGCCTTGATACAAGGTTCAATTAAATCAGGTGGATACACAGCAAAGTGTGCACCTTTATATGGTTTGTTAGTTACTGTCCAGACAGATCGTTTATTCTTTGTTGTATAGCTTTTTGTAAGTCCGCTATGTGGTTGAAGTCCTGTTCCTTTGTTGTGGTATTTTCCGTTTGTTCTATTTCTTGTTCCCCAATCTTGTTTGACTGGTTCTTTGATTGCTTCATTATCGTAATAGTATTTTCTATTTTTACTGAACAAAAATATATATTCATGAGATTTAGTACACCTGTCTCTCACACTCTCAGGCATCGGATTTGGTTTATGCCATATGATATCCTGTCTTAGATACCACCCATCTGCCCTCATAGCAAATGCGAACATCCAAGGTATTCCGATTAAATCTTTTTCTTTTAATCCTTCTAATTTATTTCCTCGTTTATTGCATTGTTGTGGTAGATCTTGTTTCGTTTTACTCACAGATTGTTTAGGATATGATTGTCCTTTGCCAGGTCTGTAGTTGTAATAACTATCTCCTAAGTTTACCCAACAAGTTCCATCATCAGTTAATGCATCACGAACTGATCTGAATACTCCTACTAGATTTTCAATGTATTCTTCTGGTGTTTGTTCCTGACCTATTTGATCTTCTTCACCACCATAGTCACGTAGACCATAGTAAGGAGGTGATGTGACACAAGTTCTTGCTTTGCCATCAAACTCTTTTAAAGTCTCACGACAATCACCAAATAAAATTGTATCAACCACCATAACTAAATTCCTTTTTAGCTGCCTCCTCTAGTTTTTGCATTACTTCTTCGGTGAAGTATTTGTCTGGACTGGCAAGAATAGCAGAAGGATAAACAGAAGATTCACCAATGCGAATCCTATTGCCCACCCTTTGGAAGACCCCATACTGTTCACCCAATTCCAATAGTCCGTAATACTTGTCAAGTCCGCGTTCGTCAAAAAATAAACGTGTTGCAATTTTACTTCCCTCCACTGTTAAACGAGATTTTTTAGCTTCACACTTAATAATATTTCCTACAACTTCTTTCTTACTGTCACGTTCTTTACTTTTTGTAAGGTAGATGATAGTTGATGCAGCATACTTAAGACCTGTACCACCACCCATTTCTTTTGTAGGCATGTAAGATCCTATTACATCATATGTATGATTTGTGACAAGCATAGGTACTTGTGCTTGTCCTAGTTTTAATGTTAGAACACGAAACGCACCTTTGATAAGTTGTGATTTAGTCATGTCACGAACTTGTTTGTCATTAGCAATGTCTTCCATCTCTTTAGATGTAGATAACATACCAAGACTATCAAGAACAAACATCATAGGTTCACGTTTGTCTTTAGGTTCCTTAAGATACTTGTCAAGTATTCTACATGCCTGTGTTCTAAACTCTTCTATCGTAGCAACAGGAAATAAAACCATACGCTTACTATCAATACCACGAGACTCAATCATCTCTTTTGAAATAGCAGATTCTGTCTCAAAATATATGACTCCACCTTTAGGGTTAGCTTCAAGAAAGTTACGAACAACACTCAAAGCAAAAAATGTTTTACCTGTGCTTGACTCTCCTGCAAGTGCAGTAACTTTGTTAGCAGGAAGACCTCCATAAATTGAACCGCTAACTAATGCATTAAAAATATAACTACCAGTGTCAACGTAATTAGTAATGTCACCTGCTGCAACTCCTTCACTAACTAATCCAGCAAATTCATTTCCACTATCTTTAATAACGGTATCAAGAAATCCCATTAATTAATCCTCATAAAATTGTACATAATTATTCAAAAAAACTTTTAATTGAAATTGTTTTTTCATGTTGCCACCCTATACATTGTAACACATTTTTAAGTGGTTCAAGAAAAGATTTCTCAAACTGTGTTTGATAGTCAACATATTTTTCAATACCAAACTCCTTTGGTAAATCACCAAAGAAACTGATAGTATTTTCATGCATTGGGTTTGGTGTTTTAAGATACATGAATTTGATCTTCTCACCTTCTTGGATGAGAGGATGCTTGTTTTCTATATTATAGTGCTTTACGTAGTGATTGTAAAGTAGTGCACCCCTTACGTGGATGGGTGTTCCTTTTTGATAGATTTCCTTTGGGTGACGGTACTTGGCAAGGTTGTTAACTCCTCTGGGAAAGGCGACTTCTTCATAGGGTCGCTCTTTTGTTTCATTGCGGACTCCATTGATGAAAGTGATAAGCTCATCATTGTTTTTGCCGATAATAATCTGAAACGCTGCATACAACTTGTCCCTAAAATATGCAGGAGTAGAACTCCTTGCTGTTTCCAACCCCATGATTTTCATCTTGGGTTCTTTGTACCTGACTCCTTCTGAGTCCCATACGTTTAATATATATCTCTTCTTTGCTGTCCATATTCCACGATCAGCAATGTTCTCTCGCTTCATACTCATTTTTTGGTCATACGCTGAAACATACGACGCAAGTTCTTCATACGAACGTTCAATAAAAGGTTCCAATTTTTCTTGACAGATTTTGTCAAGTATGGAAACAACCGCTGCTTTGTCGCTAGACTTATTAGCAAAAAATTTACTAACAAGAGGTCCGAGATTAAGATAGATTGAGTCAGTGTCGGATGCAATGACATAATCCTCCTTGTCTGTATTGAGCAGTTTATTTAGGTAACCATTCATCTTGTTCTCTATCCAACGGATTGATACCTGACCAGATAAAGTTATTGCTTCTGCATTTGCAAGACGATAATAACGGAAGTGTTCATTGCCGATAGCACCATAGGCAGAGTTGAGAGAGATCTTTTTTGCCATCTGGATATTATTACAGCGAGCAATCTCTTTCATCAGTTCAACAGTAGGAGTTTTTTCATACTGTTTCTTTGCCTCAATCATTTTCTTCTTGAAAATGACACGACTATCATACATCTTCTGCATCATCTCAGGAAGAAACCCATGCTCATCCTTACTATACTGTGCACCGTTAGCACAAACGGCAAACTCACCATCAATCTCTATTTGCTCCTCAAGGATTTTATCAACAGTTGCTGTTGAATGTCTGGTATCTTGGAGCGTTTCTGGGGAAATATTGTATTGCATAATAAGATGAGGATACAGACTGTTAAGGTCAAAAGAGACCACCCAATCATAGAATCCAGGAATCGGTTCTTTGACATAAGCACCTGCATATTTTTCAGTTTTAGTAGCACTCTCCTTCTTAGGAGGAATTGCAATCTTACGTTTGTTTAATTCGTTGTAAATATAATTGTCCCACATACGAACCTGACTGAATACATCTTCATAATTGACCTTGGCGTCATATGCCATAGTGTATGCAAGTTCAATCAGTTTCATTTTGTCATCTAGTTTATCAACTAGTCTAACGTCATGGATGTTGTAATCAATAAACTTTTGCCAATCTTTTTCATAGAACTCTTTAAATGTATCAAACTCAGAGTGATCAAGTTTCTTTTCACCTAGTTCCACATTACAAATATGATCAAGACGATATGATTCTTGATTTGTATAGGTAAACTTCTTATACAACTCAAGATAATCTAGACATGAAATACCAAGAGTATCAATAGCAAATTGTTTACGACCTTTAATAAAGATCTCTCTTTGTGATACTAGTTTCCATGGAGAAAGAAGTTTGGTAAACTTCTCACCCATAATACGATTGATACGATTATGAATGTAAGGCATATCAAACAACTGTACGTTCCATCCTGTAATTACATCAGGATAATTTGTTTGCCAGAAATCAAGGAATGCTCCTAACATACTTTCTTCAGATCTGAAGTGCATGTAATCTACTAGAGGATCATTGTTATCATATGCTCTAGCTCCAAACACAGTGATGCGACCAGAGAAATTATCCTTGATACTGATGGCAAGGATTTCTTGATCAGCAGATTCTACATCAGGAAAACCATTTTCAGCAGCAGTTTCAATATCAATATTAAATACACGAATCTTGGTGCTATCAAATTTTATAAACTCAGGATGTTTCTCAGCAATGTATTGATATAAGAAACGAGAGTTGCCATGGATTTCAAAATCAGGAACCTCTTTGTATTGTTTAATAAAATCACGAGCGTCTTGAATAGAACCAAACTTATGTGGTTCTACCCATTCTCCTTCTAGTGTTTTCCATTCAGAATATTTTTTTGTAGGCAAAAACAACGTAGGGTTAAAAGGAACCCTAACGTTGAAGCGATTGCCATTTTCATAACCACGTACGAGCAGACGATTACCCGCTTGCTCTACACTAGTGTAAAACTTCATTCAAGACATTCAATATAACGAGCAAGTATTACCTTGCTTGGATTAGTCACTACTAGTAAATCAGATGACCTGACATTGAACTCACGTTCAGATGAGTGTTCTGCCCATGGACATAGTTGACCTTCATAGTCTACCACATAAGGTTCAATTAGCCAAACATCAGGATCACCAGGTAAAGTTTCTCCCTCTACTGGTTCAACCTGAGCGACGATCCACTCATTCTGCAGTTTTATCAGGTTCGCTGTTATCTCCATCAGTCTCCTCAGGGTAGAAAATTTGTTCTTCTGTCAAACCTAATTGGCGAAGTCTATTTGCAAAGTTATCAACAATACCATTGTCTGGATATACAACACTGATAATGTGTTCTCCACCAAGACGATGTTCTTCTACAGGAGAGAAAGGACACCAACGTGTATATGAAATAGGAATAGTTCCATCTTCATTTTCTTCACCTAGACCTAAAGCATATGGATATAACATACGATATCCAATAACTTTTTCGTTATCGTCACGAACTTCGCCAAACATACAAAGAACATTTTCACCAGTTGTAAGATTTACAATACGAATATTGTGATTAGTCTTCAGTTTTGTCTGTTCCGTCATTTTCTAATTCCTTTTTTTCTGTAAGTTTTTGTTTCCATGCTTGTTCTAATCCTGGTTCTGGATTACTAATAGTCATTACACTATCATATGGAAGTTTAAATTGCCAGTCAGTAGAATATGGATTCCACTTACTAAAACGAACTTGATATTCCATACCATGTTGTTCAGTTAGATATTGAGGTGTTGCACCGTCAAGACTTAAGATGTAAGGATCTTCCATCATAAGACAGATGCCTTTTTTGTCATCTCCCTCTCCATCAAAAATCTCTTTCAACTCGGTGATGATGCGATCACCCGTTTTTAGGGTTATGATTGATACCGCCATAGTTTTCTTGAGTTAGCTTTAAGTCTAGCATTAAAAAAGGGCACCGTCAAGTGCCCATGTTCATTTAGAAATGTTTCTTTCTTTTTTGTTTTTCTGGTAGTTCTTTTTTCAGAGTAATTGTTAATAGACCATCTTCAAAATCTACTTTCTCAACTTCAACATCATCTGACATTTGCCAGTTCTTTGAAAAAGATCTCTGTGAAATACCTTTATGTTGATATTGTTTTTCTTCCTTAGAAGATTTGTTTGCTGAAACAGTTAGAACATTTCGTTCTGTCTCCACCTCAATATCTCCTCTTGAAAATCCTGCAAGAGCGAGTTCCAGAATGGTTCTACCATCAGATCCATTAACGACATTGTGAGGAGGATAGTTGTCTCTTGTTCCCGCAAGAGCTTCAAGTCTACTGAATGTTTCATCTAAACCGATTGTAAAAGGAGTATAAGTCTCCCAATTAAATGTTACCATTGTCCTATAAAAAGCGACGTTTACATGTGACCCTTTCGGCATCACAATATTATTTTATAATAATACTATAAAAAGTAGGGGGTGTACAAACCCTCAATATGAATACGGTTTACTCTCCTTCTTGTTTCTTACGACCTATATTGTATTTTGACTCAAGCGTCCACTCACCTTTTTCTTTAAAAGATAATACTTTAATTTGATTTAAAGGAGCAAGGTCTTTAATTTTTTCTTGACTATCCGTAGATATATTTACAAGTCCCCAATCAACTAATAGTTGTACAATACGGTTACGACGTTGTATATCATTTAAGGATATGTTTGCTTTCTTTCCATCTAATGCAAACAACTCCTTAAAGTGTACTATGTAATACCTTCCCTGTTTATGAAGTATATGACATGATTGATATATCTTTCTTTCTTTACGTGACGCTACACCTATACGTGTTAATGTTTCTCTTACCTTAAGGAAATCATCTGGTTCTGCTAGAACCACTTCCACCATATCAGTTTGTTTCCATTGGATCTCTTCACTCATTTTTACCACCTTTACTCAATGATTTTTTAATACTATCTAGTTGATCCTTGGTAAGTATTCTTAATGCCTGTAGAGCTTTATCGTCATTATAACCATAATACTCTTTAACTACATCAAGATAATCAATAGAATCTTTTCTAGTCCAAGGAGAAAATCTTTTCCTTGGCTTCAAACTATTTAGGAAAAAGTCATATTGCATCTTGTTAGGAATGTGTGAATTCTTATTCATTTCATTCGCAAACAAAATAGTGTCAGTAAAGGAACTCAGACATCTATTAACAACATAAGGAGGATACTTTTTTTGAGCGTCAGGATCATCATCCAATATATTCTTCTTGGATTGATTGATGCTGTATAGGTAGTCTTTCAGTTGGTACATTGTTCCAGTGGCGGATTACTCCGCTAATAATAAAGCAGTTAGTGATAAGATAGCTGACGAATATAACAGTGCGTACCACAACCACGTAATTGTCATATTCTTTTGTTCTGTCGTCTGAGAATGATCCGAGTGCATACTTCCATATCTCCCAAAATTTACTTAGCATTGACACCTACGACTCTAGCGTTAGGGTTTCTGGCAAGTGCAACTTGACGTGCATCTTGATAGTCTTTAGCAATCACTTCTTCTTTGAAGACAGTTCCTGCTTTGTATAGAGTTACTTCACATTTCATAGTTCATTAATACCAATTCTTTTCTGGATGCTTGTTCTTTATTATAGCATCCTGTAGACCTCATTGTGTAAGTGTGTGCAAATTCTGCAACTGTCCACCCATCAAACCTATCTCTAATTAACTGTGATGAGTTATATGATATTAGGATAGGAGATGTAGACTTGTCGCATACAGTTGCAAACTCGTCATGGTTAAATCCTTTATGCATATCTCCTTTTCTACCATACAAATTAGATTTGATTTCATATGGTGGATCTAAGTATATGTAAGTTCCTTCTTCATCAGATAACATATGTTCATATGATAGATTAGTTATCTTCCATTTCTTAATCATCAAAGAATACTCTGGAAGTTTCTCAATACCATTAACTGAGAAATTACTTTCTGATGCTTGTTTAGAAAATGCACTACTCTCTGTCAATCCACTGAAAGAACATTTGTTTACAACATAGAATGATACAGCACGATCAATACTATTTCCTACTGGTTTTGCTAGGTAGTCTTTAGCATCTAAAAATAATTGTTTAGCAGAACCAGGATCTGAATGTCTTTGTTTAAGTTGTATCAATATGTCTCTAAGTTTCTGACCATCTGATTGCAATACTTTCCAAAAATTATACAGTGGTTCATATAGATCATTGACCCATATGTCTATGTGTGGATATCTTTTACCTATCTCTATTGCTACAGAACCACCACCTAGAAATGGTTCACGAAATTCTGTATAGTCTTTTAGATCAGGAATAAACTGGAACAGTTTACTTAATGCTCTAGACTTACCACCAGGATATCTTAGTGGTGTTTTGTATGACTTTAAACTTTTTGTTTTCATTTTTTGAATACTCCAAGTTTAGCAAGGAGATATACTGACAATACTGTCCAGAATACAACTTCTAATCCAATGTGATTCATGGTTTCTTTCCCTCCCAAATTTGTGCTTCAATTAAATAAGTTCTTGCTCGTTCAATGCCTTCTAGATTATCACCTAGTGCACCTATGCTAGTATTACATACCTTACATAAAAATCCACGTAGTTTTCCTGTTTCATGACAATGATCTAAAACTAATTGTAGATCTGTCCTACCACAACAATCACATGGAGTTCCTAAAGGTTTTGTTTTACCATGTATTTTCTTTAGGTCTCGCTCTACCTTCCTAACAACCTTTCTACATTCGTAACACATACCATGACGATATGTTTTAGTTGCTGTAACAGTTGTTATTTCAAAGGCAGTGTCCTCCTTTTCTTTTTTACATGTTCTACAAATTTTCATCGTGTTGTGGTCTCGGTACCCATCCATGGTGTTTATGACAAAGGTTGCATTCATATTTTCCGTAATGAATAAGATGTGGTGTTTTTACAACACGAAAACTTTCACATCCACAATCACATTTCCACATGAGATTACGGTTCCAATCAATAGTATTTTCTTGATCTCGAAGAAGTTCTTCATACTGTTTTTCTTCTTGTTTTTGTAAATACAGATTTGCACTAATTTTCATATCAAGAGCACTAGTTGCACGTTGAACTTCTTCTTTTTTTCTTTTTTGTATTCTTTCCCATTTATTTACTTTTTTTATGAACGCACGTATTTCTTTTTTTACAGGAGGATCAAGTTTAGTAATGTCTCCATCACATTTTCTAACTACTTCTTTCATCCAATCTGGTGCTACTGGTTTATTCATTTGAACTCACAACTCATCATAATTTCTGTTAGACATGCTAACAAGTTTACTTCTTGGTCGGGAACAATGGGGATACTGTTCATATACTTTGCAATAATCAAAACTGCCTCTGGTATAGAGGATGGTTTCAATACACCATAAAGACTATCATAGATCTTACGCATGACCATGGTAGGATCATTGTCCATATGTTGTACTACCCAGTTCTTTACTGTAGTAAACTCTTTCTTTTTAAGAGATCCTAGTAAAGTATCTAGGTTAACATCAGCAACATCAACAAGAATTGCAGATGTAATAGAACCTGTAGCAGCATAGCGTTGACATTCATTTATAAGTCTTCGCCAATCTGGATAATATCTTTTGATAAGTTTTGCCAAAACTTTATCATCATACTCAACCTTTTCTTTTGTGAGTATACTTCTCAACCTTACAAAGAACTCTCCTTGTAATTGTGTTGATTGCTCAGGTTTGATTCTAAAATCAACAACTGTACATCTAGAATGTAATGGTTCAATAATCTTATTGATAAAATTACATGTGAATATAAATCTACAGTTACTATGAAACTCTTCTACAGCACTTCTCAATGACAATTGTACATCGTTAGTAGTGTTGTCTGCTTCGTCAATGATGACAACTTTATGTGATGCACCTGATGTCAATGATACAGTTGTAGCAAACTGACGTACACGATTACGTACAGTGTCAAGGAAACGTCCTTCATCAGATCCATTGATCATGATATAGGATGCACCTATCTCATCACATAAAGCTTTAGCAATTGTAGTCTTACCTACACCTGCAGTACCACTTAAAAGAAGATTAGGTAGTTCTCCTTGGTCAACAAAACCTTGAAACACTCTACGAGTGCTGTCAGGGAGAATACAATCTTTCACAATTTTGGGACGGTATTTCTCCACCCACAAAAATTCTTTACTCATAATAAAATCCAATCAGGTTTGCGTGATGGGTCACGCAGATAATTTGTAGCAACCCAAGGTTTAGATGCAATGTATTTTTTGTATGCAGTGAAGATATCAATACTTGTATCGTATTTGAACTCGTCAGGACCTGCAAATGTAAATGATTTTGGTAAGTATGGTGCAGGTGCAGAAGGAATAATAGTTGTTGCTTCCTCTAATGTTTTCTCACAACTATGAACCTTAGCATATCTCCATTGATATTCATTGCACAAAGCTAGACCATGGGCAAGTAACCACCATGTATTTTCTAAGCAAGAGTTTGCCCATACAGTGCATGGATGATTACGAAATGCACCTTTCTCTGTCTTGTATGGTTGACCATCAAGACGATGCAACTCACCATAACCATGACCCCACTTGTCAGAACATACAATAGAAAGCATCTGACAAGTTTCTAGAGGCATCTTGACAATATGCTTGTCAGGTAGATGTCTAGCGGAT